TGAAGACGAGCTATAAGAGCGTCTGGAAGGTATTGCAGACCGCAACCACCGTACAGGAAGCGTCTGATATCTTTCTGGTCAAGTTCGAGGCTCCGGCAAACACCGGATCATCAGTGAAGAAAGTAAGAGCTTCTTACGGTGATCAGTATTTGAAACTTTATCAGAAGAAGGAGGAAAACAAAGTGAGCAAAATTAAAAATGCAGTAGCAAGAGCAGAAGCGATCGCCCTGGATGATTCGCACGGTTATGACCAGGTAGACCGCTGGGGCAATCCGAATTATGATTGTTCCGGGCTGGTAATCAGTTGCCTGGAAGCAGCTGGAATCCCGGCAAAGTCCAGCGGAGCAACTTATACCGGTAACATGCCGGATGTTCTGCCGAAGATCGGGTTCAAGGATGTTGTAAAATCCGTGAATCTGGCAACCGGCAGTGGAATGATCCGGGGAGATGTCCTGCTCGGAAATGGGCACACAGCATTCTTCTGTGGAAATGGTAAACTGGTGCACGCAAGTATCAACGAGAAAGGAACGGTCACAGGAGGAAAGTCTGGAGATCAGACTGGTAGAGAAATCTGCATCCGCAGCTATTACAATAAGCCATGGGTTCATGTGTACCGTTATACCGGAGTGACAGCATCTGCATCCGGAACGGTTAATGTGAGAAATTATCTCCAAAAATGCTGAATGGCTGCGGATTCGGCTGTGGAAGCGCTGGCGCAGATGGAGTTTTTGGCGGAGATACAGAAAAAGCCCTGCTGGCATTCCAGGAATTTTATAATCTGGAACAGGATGGCAAGTACGGCCAGGCATCAAAAACGAAGCTGGTTTCCGTGTATAACGGGAAGGTTTCAGCTGCTGCTCCAGAAAAGAAGAACACTCCGTCTTATATTGTTGGACATGAGTACACCTTGCAGGTAGAGCTGAAAGTCCGCACGGGTCCTGGAACGAATTACTCTGCAAAGAAACATTCGCAGCTGACGCCTGATGGTCAGAAGCACGACAAAGACAAGGATGGCTGCATTGATGCGGGAACCACCGTGACGTGCCAGGAAATCCAGCGGGTCGGAAACAATATCTGGATGAAAGCACCGAGCGGATGGATGGCTGCCTATTACGGCGGGCAGGCGTTCATTGAATAATTTAGATAAATGTACTACATATGCCCTGGGTATCTTCGGATGCCTGGGGTTTTTTGAGTTTCAAAGAACGTAAAAAGCCCCGGGAGATTCCCGGGGGCAAAAAGAAACGCCGCAGCTACGCGGCGAAAAGAATTGTTCTTTTTTGCGGTCATTTTGGATGTTCTGACCGTAGAAAAGAATAACATATATGCTTGAAGAATGCAATATCTTTTTGCCTAGTGGCAATGCCACCCATTTGCCACCGTCTTCCATGTACAGGCATAGAATCGAATATAACTAAAATGCAAAACATTGAAAGAAAGTGCAGATTATGGTATCATCATAGAACTAGATAGATTAAGAAATGCCGTTTATGCTCTTATGGTGATATACGGTGCATGTGGAGACGGTTGTTTTGCTTTCCAAGGGTGAGGTCGACTCGAAAAAGATTCGGGTTGAGTTCTCTTTAGAAGATATGGATATGTCCGAATTTCAAGATGGGGCAACCTACACGCAGATCAAGGACTATGTACTGGAACATAGCGGATTAAAGGTATCAAACCTGTATATCTCACAGATTAAGCGGAAATGTGGGATTGAGGTTGGTAAGAACTACAATCTGCCGAAGTCCGAAGATTCCAGACAGCCTCTGTGTCCACCGGAAAAAGAGAAAGCAATCCGAGAAGCATTCAAATATTTTGGGATGATATAACATCCCGTAAAATGGAGGTTTCTTATGGATAGATTGATTTCTTGTAAGTTTAACATGGATACCGCTTGTGTGGAACTGAAATTCTTTGATGGTAGTATGATTGCGATTGATACGATTGCGGTTGAGAACGAGGTTGCCGACAATATGTATCAGAGGTCGGAACTGGATTATCTGATTTACAATGACCCGATTGGATATGCTGATTTGATATTGAACGGAGATTCCAAAACCTATTTGAAAAACTGTTACAGAGTATAAATCTGTGGATACGGCGATTGGAGCGATTTGCCTGGCTGCAAATTCCGGCTCATCTGACCACGCATTCCGCTAAGAGCTGATCAGTCTTTCCGGATGTAACTGAACGCGTTTCCGCTTCAGCTGATCAATAAGTTTTCAACGTGTTATAGTTCTTTCGTAGTCATCAAATGATTGCGAAAGGAGGCATAACTATGCAAGACTACAACACGATTATCGGCTCCATCCAGATGCGTTTGAATGGATGCCAGACCAGGTCCGTTATGGACCGTTACAAGATTGGCTCAGGTACATTAAATCTGATCATGAGCCGATACCATGCCAACGGAATCCCAATCGAGGAACTCCGAATGATGGCACCTAAGGAAGTTGAGAACCTTTTCTATCCGCAGAAAAATCTACAGAGGAAAGATGTCCCACTTCCAGATTTCCAGTATTACTATGACAGAATCCATGCACCAGGGAGCCGCATGAACATTTCGTTCTGTTGGCTGGATTATAAAGAAAAGAATCCTGATGGTTATGAGAAGTCACAGTTTTACGAATACTTCAACCGATTCATAGCAGAAAACTATGGTGGCCAGAAGGTATCAATGGCCGTAAACCGAATCCCGGGTGAAAAGATGTATATCGACTGGGTCGGTGATCAGCCGGAACTGTTAACAGATACCGAAACGGGCGAGATCAAAAAAGTCCATATCTTTGCGACCACTCTCGGAGTCAGCAGTCTGATCTATGCAGAAGCTTTTCCAAATGAGAAGCTCCCATGTTTTATAGAAGGCTGTGCCCATGCTGTTTCATTTTATGGTGCTGTTACGAAATACTTTGTGCCCGATAACCTGCGAACTGCTGTAACCAAGCACACAAAGGATGAACTTATCCTGCAGTCTACATTTGCAGATCTGGAAGATTTCTATGAAACTATAGTTCTTCCACCACCCGCTAGAAAGCCGAAAGGCAAGCCTACAGTTGAAAATCATGTACGTTATCTTGAAATACACCTGGTTGAGAAACTGAAAGAAAAGATATATGTATCATTTGAAGACCTGAATGCTGAAATCAAAAAAATAGTAGCAGTCCTCAATAAACGATCTTTTCAAGGCAAGGACTTCTCGAGACAGGATGCTTTCGAAAAGTATGACAAACCATGTATGAAACCACTGCCAGGCGGATGTTACACGGCTTGCGACTATAAAGCGGTCCTAAAAGTTCCCAACAACTACCACATCGAGTATGACGGCCACTACTACTCCGTATTGTACTCTTACTGTGGCAAGCCTGCAATCCTGAAGGCAACCGCTTCAGAGATCAGGATCTGTGATCAGTATAATCGGCTGATCTGTACACATAAGCGGTCTTATAGAGAGTTTCCGCTGTATATCACGGTAGATGAACATATGCCGCCAGAACACCTTTATTACAAAGAAGTCAATTCAAAGGATGGTAATTATTACCGCCGCTGGGCTTCTGCCATTGGTCCTGCGATGTCAGAACTGATTGACAGACTCCTTAAATCATCAAAACATGAAGAGCAGTCCTATAATGCCTGTGCAGGTATCCTGCATAAAGTAAAAACAATCCCGAAAGGTGCTGCTGAAGAAGTTGCCCGTAAATGTATAGAGATCAATTCCTGTAAGTATTTTACCTTCAAGCAGATGCTGAAAAAGATGGATGTGAAGGAACTCCCCGAGCATTCACCAGGAACACTGCCCAATCATGAAAATATCAGAGGAAAGGACTACTATAAGTAAGGGTGACGTACTATGGCATACAGATTAAAAGACTATCTTTATAACGATAAACTCACAAAGGAACAGAACATACTCATGGATCGGCTGTATAAACTTCGCATGTCCGGTATGGCTGAAGCATTTGAAAAGCAGCTGCTGGAACCAAACACAGGTCTCGAACCATTTGAAGTCCGCTTTGCTGCTATTGTAAATCAGGAGTGGGATCAGCGTGAGAGTAAAAAGTTTAAACGTCTCATGAAGAAAGCGACCCTGAAATATCCTGCAGCTGATCTTGACAGCTCAATCTATGATCCAGAACGTCAGCTGAATACACACGTCATAGAACTTCTGGCCAAGTGTGATTGGATCGATGAGCCGAATAACCTGCTGATGACCGGAGGGGCCGGTGCTGGAAAAACGCACATCGCCTGCGCCTTATGTATCACAGCAATGCATCAGAACCGTACTGTTAAATACATACGTGCGAACACACTCTTAAAGGAATCAGATCATGCCAGGCAGGAAGGTACTTACTTTGAGTATTCGAATGAAATGGCAGCTTATGATCTCATGGTGATAGATGATTTCGGCTTAATGGATCTGGACATCGAGAAATGCCGCGATTTATTTGAAATCATCGAGTCCAGAGACTGCCGCAAGGCAACTATTATTATCTCACAGATTCCAGTATCCGGATGGTATCAGCTTTTTGGGGATTCCACCTACGCAGATGCCTGCTTAAGTCGAATGACATCTAAAGCATATCGCCTTGAATTTCCTGGCAGGGATCGCAGAATAACCAATAGTAATTAATCAACCTGCTGAGCTTTGCTCAGTTTGAAGCGGAATGGCGCTCCGTTCCTCTGGAACGGATGCGCAGTTCTTGCGGAATATGCATTCGTCAGATATTATACAATCAAGGATTAAATCAAAGAGATTTTATCAAATAATTCTCTCTGCTTTTCCACGATACGTTTCTGTTCTGCTAACGGTGGAATAGGGAATAACATATTCATAACACTGTTTCGGTCTATTCCAGGGATAACTCCTTGCCCCTTAGACTTTATCTGATTAAAATTTGCTTGTAAGAATAAACGGATATAAAGCATATCAAGTGTTGAAAAATTTTTTATTGCCATAATTTGCCTTGCAATATGTGCTTTTTCAATATCGCAAATCACAGTTTTTCCATATCCAGAACCTTTGCATACCAACAAAATATCACCATAATTTACAATTATTTTGGGCATTTCCGTCCAACGATTTATTAAAACGCCATTTTCCGATAAACTACTGGCTCCTGTAATATATGGAATTCCATTGCATTTATCGTTATATTCTTCAGGCTTAAAATCAGTTCCGGAAAGCAGCGAAATAATCTGTCCTAACCTCGTCCACTCCCAACTTTCCGGAATCTCAAACGGTATTTCATCGTCAATACAACGCTCAATTCCGTCCAACTTCTCATAATGAGAATTATCCCTTCTGAAAATGATGGATTCGTGCTTGTCTTTTTTTATTTTTCCTTCCCTGATAAGCCTTTGTTTTTCCGAACGAATTCGATCC